AAAAAATGTAGGATCAGCGGCGTGGACTGCTATCAAAGCAGGATTTACTGGTGTAGGTAATTTCTTTAAAAATTTATATACTGGATTTAGAAATTCATCTTTCTGGAAAGGTTTTACGGGTGCTATTAATAGCGGCTTAGCATCTGCTAAAAACTTTATAATGTCTGCAAAAAATGCACTTGCAAGTGCATTATCTGCTGTAGGTACTGCTACAAAAAATGCTCTCTCTGCAGCTGTAGCAGCACGACCTCCAAGACGACCAACACCAGCAAGAAGATCGCCGCCGAAGTCGAAGGGCCTTTTTGGAAAAATTGGTGATTTTGCTGGCAAGGCTCTTAAAAGTGGTGGGGAGTTAATTGGTTCAGGTGCAAAATTTGTTGCTGATAAAGCTGTACAAGCTAAAGACTTTACTGTTAAAACTGTAGCTAAGGGTAAAGATATTGTAGTTAAAGGAGCTAAGCTTGTTGGTGAGAAAGCTCTGCAGCCTGTCATGATGGTGATAAGAAAAGGATTTGAAAGTGTTATTGGTAAAGGAGGGGCAAATATAGCAAGATTTCTAGGAGGTACAGCTAGAAGAATTCCTATCATTGGACCAGCTATTGAAGGATTGTTTACAGCTGCTGATATAAAAAAGCTAAAAAAGAGACATTTAGAAGACCCAACTGGATTTTCTGCTAGTCAATTAAATGAAGCTGCTGGGCGAAGAGCTATAAAAGGTATTACAGCGGCAATTGGTGCAGCAGGTGGTGCATTCTTAGGTGGTGTAGCTGGTGCAGCTTCTGGTCCATTTGCTTTCTTAGGCACACCTATAGGAGCATTTTTAGGAGGGGTTAGTGGAGATCTCTTAGGTCGCTTTATTGGTGATTTGCTTAGCACATATATAGTACCAGATTCTGCAAAACTATCAATTGGTAGATTATTTACAGGCGTTGAGGATAGGAAAATGCCTACAGAATTACAAGACTTTATTATCCAACGTGGAGTTGTTACTCCGTTTAGCGAAAAAGATGTTGTTATGGGTATGAAGCCGGGCGGAGCTATTGGCGAGTTTCTTGGTGAAACTGGTAATAGTATAAAAAATTTAATAAACGAAGTAAGACAACCAAAACGTCATACTACTGTTAGTCAAATATTTAGTGACCCATTTTTAACAGCAAATGGAAATTCAAAAGCTTTAACACTTAGTAACGCTTTAGGAAGATTACAAGTAAAAGCAATTGGTGTATCAAACAACCATTTAGCCCAACTTGTACAACTTACCCAATTATTAGTCAAAAAGCCAGCCGGGGGTAGTGTTGGCGGTTCAGGTAATACTATACTCAATGTATCACAGCCATCAGATTCTATACCCGGAACGCAAGGAGATCCAACAGGTCCAGAATTTGCTGATAGTCGAACTGAGTTTTATAATTCCGCTTATAGTATGCATACACCCGGTACTCTGACATAAATATTATTATGCCGGTTGATTCGGATATAGTTAGAAATTATGACTGGACCTCTGTTCCAAGAAACTCAGCTTTGAGGGAAGAGGCGCCAGTAGCTATATGTACGGCGCATACACTTAATAGTAATCAATTGCAACAATTTGTTCAAGGTTATATGAATACTGTTCGATTCACGGATACAGTTGGTGATGATGGTATTGCTTTTTATAAAGGTCTTTATCAAGGAGGAGAAATAATTGATACATTCTTTTTTCCTTTTTTTACAGATGATTTTCGAGCATTTAGTAATGAATATTCTGATTCCTTTTCCCCTATAAGTCAGCGAGGAGCGCGTATGGTAGGTGCAGAAATAATTGAAAACTTGGCTGGTGCAGGAGAAAAATTAATCGGTGGTGGAGCTGCTTTAGGAAAAGGTCTTTTATCTGTTGGTGCTGGTTTAGTTGAAGGTGTAAAATCTTTAAGTGATACAACAGCTGATCAGACTATGATTGGGGGGATGGGTAGGCTTGGATCATTTTTAAATGACCTAGGTAGTAAAGCAGCAACTATGCAAGGTCAAATGGCAGGTACAAAATCGATAGGTGCACCTGGATCATTTATTGAAACGCCAAAATTCTATCAATATGCTAACACTGATCAAGGGTTACAAATATCATTTGCTTTATCTAATACATTAAATGATGACGCACCTCTAAAAAATGCTGAGTTTATAAAAGAGTTTACTATTATAAATAGACCTAGACGAGAAGGACCGTTAGGTATGACCTTCCCAGCAATCTATCATATTGAAGTACCTGGATTAAGATATATAGAATGGGCTTACTTAGAAAATTTTGGCATATCAATGTTAGGTCAAAGAAGAAAAATTAACGATGTTATAATTCCTGAAGCTTATATTATAACATTAAACTTTATATCATTAACAATTGAGCCGGCTAACTTTATGAAATTTGTACAAACACCAAGTCAAAGTGGAGTTGAGTATGAACGTGAAAGGGCTGCAGCTTTAGGTCAACTGAGAGAGCAGTTTGAGACAGGTGAGAATTTTGTAGGACCACCATCAAATTTCTCACCTCAAACTTTAGCTAATGAAAATTCCCAATTATTAAGACAAAGAAATGAAAGGTTTGGAAGATAATGAGTTTAACAGGTACAACAGGTAAATATCAAAACCAAATTGAGGAGCTAGAAACCCTTCCTGTTTCTCGTTATGAAAGGATATTTCGTATATTTACAGAGAGTAAGCAAGGGAAAGAATTTTATTTTTATAACATACTAAATAAGATAGAGTTTCCAGATAATATAGATCCAGATTTACTTGATACGCATATTGTTAAATCACGTGAACCTCTTACAACAACATCATTTAATTTATATGGCGATATCGATAGTTGGTGGATAATATACTTATTAAACAAACCTCTTCTTAATAATTTATTTTATGCTGAAGGTGGGATGCAATTAAAATTTATTAAGAAAAACGAAAGAGGTTTAATCTATCAACAAATTACGGAAACTACTGTTTTTAGTGACAGGCACTTTTAATGAAACCAGGTAAAGACATTTATCCTATTAATGGAAGTGAGTTTTTCTGTAAATTTAATCTCACAGGACCGAGTATTGATCCAGACAAGCCAGGGGAAATTAACTTTACAAAAGCAGCAGTTCAAACATTTGAATTAGAGGAAAACTTTTTTGAACCATTTGCTAATGCAAGTGTTACTGTTAATAACCCATTTGATTTTGTAGAGAATAATGTATTTACAAGAGGTGATGGTAGAGATACTTTTTCTATTACGTTGTTTAATAATCTAGATAAGAGACCAAAAGATGAAATAAAATTAGAATATGATTTTGTTATAGTTAACGAGAATAACAGTGTTTCAAAAACTGATAGATCAAATAATTTTAAGACGTATACGTTAGTAGAAAAAAATTATTTTAAATTAAATGAGCAGATTCCATATGGAAAAAGGTATGGTGGTGGTGGTAGAGGTGGTACGGGAGTTGCTGTTGGTGATATGATAAAAGAAATTCTAGAAGATGTTCTTGAATCAGATATTGTAGATTTAGAAAATTGGGAGCCTGGTGATATGATAATAGATAACTTTCCAGAATATATAATACCTCCAAGAACATTTAGATATTCAGATTTAATTAGATATTTGTTAAGAATTTATTATTTCATTGATGGTAATTTACCTTGTCAAGCAATGTTAACATTTGATAGAGTTAAGAAAAAGTATCAATTACGACCTATTAGTAAAATTTTTGGACAAAATTCTAAACTAACGCAAGAAGCTTTTGGTATTGGTGATTTAACTAATATAAAGAATGAAGGAACTGTTGGCAGTAATCCAATAGATGAAAAAGTTCCAGTAAATGAATATACTAATGCTTTAAAAAATACAAATTTTACAACACCTATGGTAACTTGGAGTAATGAATTTTTTACTAACTACACTATTTCAACTACTGATAGAGTATTAGGTACAGAAGTACAAGAGTTAATGACAATTAAAGATATAAAAGACGATTGGACAAAATCTTATGTAGATGTTTTTAAGTGTGTCGGTGGTAAACCAGAACCATTTTTACCTATTAATCAAAGTAAAGCTGATATTTTTAAACCATTTGCTCTTCCGTTTAAGCCCGAACATGTTAGAAATATTGCAAAAGCTCAAATGGTATCTAATTTAACATTTTATAATTTACAGCTAGCAATTGATAATATAGGAGATACAGCTAGAAAAGCTGGTAAATTTATAGATATTTTTAAGAGAAATAACGATGAGGAAATTGTAGATAAGAAGCTATTAGGTAGATGGTTTGTTACGAAAGTAAGGCATTTATTTAATAGAGATAGATATTATAATGTAATATCTTGTATTAAGACATGTGTCGGGCCAGGTCAAGAAATAAAAGATGTAAAATAATAAAATGGCTATTTGTAATAAAAGTGTTGAAACATTAAGAGCTTTAGAACTTACTAAAGATCAATTTACATCTATAATAGAAACAGATTGTAAAGATCAAGATAGAGGTCCAATTCTCGGCTATACGTTTTCAGAAAAAGATAAAGAGCTTTGCGAATCATTTAAAAAGGTATATCAGCTAGGCTTTAATCAGTTACGTATTTTTGTTGACGATCTTATAAAAGGTAATCCTGAAATAGATGAACAAGCAGCATTATATTATATAAGATTACTATATAATGGACCATTTACAAATCAAGTAGCAGTATACGCACAAAATCCATATAGAGGATTAGGAAGAGAACAAAATTGCTTTTTTCCTTCGCCTGATATTATGGCTTGTTTAGCTAATACCGTACAGCAAAATGCTGGGGTATCTGCATATTATGGTTCATCTAGTGACATATCAACAAATTTAACTAAAAAGACACCAGCGTTTATAAGAAGAAATCTTAATACTTGTCAAAGAACATGTTCAGATGTGTTTAATTATAATTCAGAAAGCGCTATATATAGTGATAACACTTTACCGTATATTGATAAACGTACAGTAGAGCGAGTTAATAGTGAATATCTAGGTGAATATGCATCATCTACAATTGCTGTTGGTAATCTAATGCTTAAAGATATAAAGTTTAGTAACGTGCTCCGTGGTATTGCCGACTCAATAATACAGTTAGTAGAAAGTTATCTTGGTCCTGATGCATTTAGATTGTTTAATTATAAAAGAGATATAAACTTTTTTGATCCAGAACAAAATATTTCAAAAACAGAAAATGGTAAAGTCTGTAAGTCATTTCTAATATTAAAGAAAGCATTTGATGAGCAAGGAAATGAATATATTGACGAAGAGTGTGTTGAAGTATGCTGTAGTTGTTGTTGTGGTCCTTCCGTGCCTGATTTTGGTTTAACTATATCTACTGCATCAGGGTCTTTCGATTTATATACTGTAGCTGGTCAAGGAGGTAGTGGAAATAATCCAAAAGAAAATAAAAATATTGGTGGTACACAATTGACGCCACCAGAAACAGCAATTGATCGACTTGGTACTTTCCCTGGAGTTTTAAATGTAACTACTTTTACAAATCCACAGAGCGCCTCTAATAAAACATTAGAAATAACTAATGGTGCTTTATCAGGGTCACATTCTCATCCAACAAGTACTGGTGGTACTGTATGGATGCCTTTCCCTACAATGGAAGAGTTTGAAGATTATCTAGCGCAACTTAAAGAAAGAGATATATGCGCTGATGAAGAAGGATGTAATTCTCTTAATTTTTAAACATCAATAACATCATCATCTTTTTCAACTAAAGCTTTCATTATATCGTCACGTGATAATAACATTTTAGTTTGATTATCAGCCATAGTTATTCTTTCTTTAGATTCAACATCCATACGCTTTACTTCTTTTTGAGTATCGTTTCTTTCATTTGAACTATGGAGCTTTTGTAAAGTATCTATTGAACCGGCAGTTGCTTTAATAACTTCAGCTAAAGCAGCTACATCTCTATTTTCCGGAGCTGATGAAATATAATCATTGACGTTATCGACAATCTCGAGAGATTTAGTAACTAATTTTCCTGAAGATTTTAAGATAAATTCTTCTAAGTTATCTCTATCAATAGAGATTTCTTCATTTTGAAATGATTGTACAGTTTTCTTATTGCCCTTTATTTGAGCAATAATATCGTTAACTGCTTCATCTAGCTCGTCTTCAGCCATTACACATATATTTAATCTACTCTTGAATTTTCTACAACATATATTATCATTAGGTATATGATATTGAAATTTAAGAAGCTTACTGATAATGCAGTTTTACCTTCTAAAAACCATAAGGATGATACTGGATTAGATGTAACGTGTGTAGAAGATAAAGTTATTCCTGCTAAGGGATCTGCTGTAATTGATGTAGGTTTAAAGTTTGCTTATATTGAACCTGGTTTTTGGGTAAGAATAGAAGGTAGATCAGGTTTAGGATTTAAGCATGGCATTTTACCTCACCCTGGTATTATTGATAGTGGATATAGAGGTAGTGCTGGAATTAAGCTTTATAACTTAACTAATACTGATTATGAAATTAAAGCTGGTGATAGAATTGCACAGTTTGTAGTTTATAATAATCATGAAGTTAAAGTTATTGAAGGTGAAATTGAAAATTCTCTTCGTGGTGAAAAAGGCTTTGGTTCATCTGGTAAATAATTATGATTGATTTTGATAAAATTTGGGTTGAAAAGTATCGACCGAAGACGCTAAATGATGTTATCTTAGATGAAGAGACATTAAGAGTAGTTAAAGAGTATAAGAATGAAATTCCTAATCTTCTTTTTGTTGGTAATCCTGGTACTGGCAAAACCACCCTTGCTAGAGTTATTGTTAACGATATACTCGGATGTAATTATCTTTATATTAATGCTTCTGATGAGTCTGGTATCGATACTATTCGACATAATATCACTAATTTTGCTCAAACTAAATCTTTTGACGGTGGCATTAAAGTAGTAATTTTAGATGAAGGTGATGGATTAACTGCTCAAGCGCAAGCTGCGTTGCGTAATACTATGGAAACATTTGCTAAGTATTGCAGATTTATTATTACTGCTAACTATAAGCATAAAATTATTCCTGCCTTGCAGTCTAGATGTCAGTCACTAACTATTAAGCCGGTTGTTGAACTAGCAGTTAAAAGATGTTATCTTATTCTTAAAAATGAAAACGTTAATGTACCTGAAGAACAAAAGAAAAAATTTGTACAACTCGTCAAGCGTCACTTCCCCGATCTTCGGAAAACGATCAACGAACTCCAGAAAAACGTTATTGATTCAGAGCTGTGTATTACTAGCATTGTTAGTGATAGCGAGTTGCTCGAAACAATCTACAGAAAAATAAGTTCTAAAAAATGCCTTGAGGCGAGGAGATACTTGATAGAAAATGAAGATAGGTTTCAAGGTGATTATGATACTTTACTAAGTAACTACTTAAACTTTATCTACTCTGCAAATATTGACGATATTAAAAAGAAAGAGATGATTGCTATTATCGCAGATCATCTCTATAAAAGTGCGTTTGTTGTAGATAAAGAAATTAACGCCTTTGCGTGTCTAGTAAATCTAGAAAAAGTTTAAGCTTTTTTAAGATCAGACAAATACTGATTTGTGTATGATGTTACAGCAGGAGATGGCGTTGCTGGGTCACTTGGAATATCAGTATTTTGCTTAGGTAAAGACCTTTCGGTTGGAGAAAGATCGTGGGGCTCGAGTCCGCCTCTATCAGTCCTATTTGCGCGCATCTCTTCGTCTTCTACATACTCTTCAGGCTTGATAGTTACAGTACTCTTTCTCTTAAGAGCGTCTGGTATAGGCAAAAGATTAGGCGCGTATTGTATAGCATGGCCCATCGTACCAGGTACAGTTACGTAGTGTGAATATCTTCCACCGCCCTCATCGAGAGCAAGATTTAAATTTACATGTAGGGAAGATTGTTGCGAGCTGGCCGGGAAGCGCGTCGGAGCAGTATCTTTTATTCCTGTAACTCTAATATGCAGACCTGAGTCTATCATTTTAGTAATAAGATCTTTTGTAGCTTTACCTAATGCTTTATAACATTCCATTGATTGGTAATCATCATTAAACTTAAAAACGTCACCTACGAGAAAGCCTCCACGCTCATACCTTCTCATATACGATTCATGTAAACTTACAAACTTTTTTTCGGCCATAATATTATTTATGCCAGCTTGCAAAGAATCATACAGTTTTAGCTATCTTTAAGAAAGAAACGTAAAGTATGATAAGCTTGGAAGATTTCAATATCTTCTTCATCTACTGGTCCTAAACTTTCTTTAAGTTGAAACGAATGAGAAGTATTAACATCTTTTTCTATAATCCAACGACTGTTTCCGTCATCGTGTAGTTCAGCCGTAACCTTGCCTTCATTAGGATGAGGAAGCTTTAGCTTTTTATGAACTTCTACTTCAAGAGTATTAAGAATATCTTTAAAAGAAACATCAACCTTTACATCAGCTTTACCAATTAACTCCATACGTAATTATATTATAGTTCCTTAATCCTGATATGCTACATTAAATATTGTAAATGGCTCTTATTAAGATAACAGATGTTTCAGTAGATAAAGGCAGCGAAGCGGCCTTAAAGGAGGGATATCTATTTAAAGATCTTTTTTTAGATCTAACACCTGAAGTATACTACAACAAACAACTTAATAAAAATGTTATTTTAAAAGATGTACAGGGTTCATATGATTTAGATGCTATTAAAAATAGTATTATAAACATCTTTTTAACTTCACCGGGCCAGAAAATTTTAAATCCAGAATTTGGATTAGATTTAAGAAGATACTTATTTGAACCGGTTAATACCTCAACAGCATATAAGATTAAATATGATATTGAAGTATTATTACCTGGGCAAGAGCCACGAATTCAATTAGAAAATGTTACCGTGGATGCTATTACTGATGCACAAGAATATTATATTGCTATGCAAATAAATATTCCATCACTAAATGCGTTCGGGATAACTCTTAAATCATTATTAAATAGTAACGGATATTACGTCTTATAACCATGCCAACTAATACAAACGAAACCTCAAACAAGTTTTTAGATTTTAATCTACCGCAAGACGCATATGTAGCGTTTGATGCTGTAAGTTTAAAAGATTACATTATCAATCGATTAGATGAAAATGAAAAATTTACAGATCAAAACTTTGAAGGTAGTAATTTAGCAGCAGTAATTGATATAATTGCTTATTCATATCATGTTCTTTTATTCTATTTAAATAATTCAGCAGCTGAAGTAAATTTTGATCAAGCAACTTTATATGAAAATATGAATAAGATTGTAAAGTTGATAGGCTATAAACCTGCTGGAAAGCAAACTTCAATTGTTCCTATAAATGCTGTAGCGACTGCTTCATTACCTATTGGTAATTATACTATCCGTAAATATTCATACTTTCTAGCTGATGGCGTACAGTATAATTTTATTAATGATATATCTTTTAATAAAGCTACTAATAATCAAGAAACATTACAAACAGTAAATGATGAAACAATTTTATATCAAGGTACAATTAAAGAATACCCTGATTATACAGCGCAAGGTGAAAGCTTTGAAACTCTTCCTATTGTAGTTGATAACATAGTAGATAGTAATGATGATAAATTTATTGCTGATGGTACTATAAGTGTATATGTAAAAGAGTTAAGCAACAATACATACTATGAATATGAAATTGTTGAAAGCTTATATCTTTCAAAATCTGTTGAAAGAGTATGTGAGTTAAGATTAAATGAACATGGCCATTATGAAGTAAAATTTGGTAATGGTGTGTTTGGTAAAAAATTAGATAGTGGGGATATTGTGTCTATTGATTACATACTTTCGGATAATACTGCAGGTGTAATTAGTAAAAATGTTATAAATGGTAATAAGCTTTTTGTTTACGATTCGACAAGACAGCGAGAGCTATTTCAAGATTTATATCCTAATAAAGATGAAACAACCTTTTTAAATATCTCTAATAGTCCAAAAATTACCTTTAATAATCCTTTAAATTCTTCTGCTCTCTCAACAGAAGAAACTGTTGAGCAAATTAGACAAAATGCTCCAAAAATGTTTTCTTCTCAATTAAGACTAGTAACAGAAAAAGATTTTCAGTCATTCTTAGAGAGAAACTTAGCTAATGTAATTACCAGCGCAAGAGTTTCAAGCAATGATAGCTACGTTAATGAATATATACAATATTTTTATGATATATGTGTTGATCCTAATAAAGTAAATAGAGTTATTATTAATCAAGTTAATTTTGCTGACTCATGTGATTTTAATAACATTAATGTTTTTGTTGTACCTCGATTTAAAGTAACACAAGATAAATTTTATCCACCATTTTTGAGTAACTCATTTAAAAATTATATAGTTACTCAAACTCAAGATAGAAAAATGCTATCTAATACTGTCGTACCTCGAGATCCTATATACATGGCATTTGGTTTAGGTATAGGAGATTCAGCAAATCTAACTCTAGATATTTTAGATCAAACAAAATTATACGCTGTTAGAGAGACGAATAATAAAATTAATAAAACAACTTTAAAAGCAAGAATCGGTAGTTTAATTGAAAAGTTTTTTGATCCTGAAGATAATATTTTAGGTGGTAATTTACAATTAACAAATCTTGCTAATGATATTCTTTCTTTAGAAGGAATAAAAAGAATAGAGACCAGAAATGAATTTACTGGTGAAATATTTACTGGAGGTATATCATTTTTATCATTTAACCCACAATATCCGGAAAGTGACATAGAGTTAGTGAATCAAGATAAAACGTTGCCGTTTTTTAAATTTCCATATCTATATTCACCATTATCTGTGACTGACCGTATTGTTATAACAGATGAGTAATATACAAGTTAACTTTGCAACGTTTGATGTAGAAGATTACAAGCGCGAAGCTAAATTATCTTCTTATAATTTACCCTTTACCCCGCTTACTTTTAAAGCACGCATTCCAAGCTCTCTAGGAGGTGAAGCTGTAACCACGCAGTATAATAATCTTAAAGCCACTTTTGATTTCGGTGATGGAAGTTTTGGAAATTCTTTAACAAGCGCACATGTATATCAGTATCCAGGTGTTTATAACGTGCGAATGATTTTACGGGACTGTAGTAATAATGCTATACTCGCATCATTTAGTACTAATGTAACTATACATGATTATCTTACTAATACATTTACTATTACAGCTGGACCAACTAAAACTAATATATTAGAACTATCAGCAAGTGAATTTTCGAAACCTATTACTGTTTATTCACAATCACCATTTTATCAAGATTTTCAAGACATTTACTTTTCTGTATCTGGTTGTGACGTGCCAAATTATTTTAACTTAAAACCTAACAAATATAATAATCTTAGAGCATTTCATTCTTTTTATAAGAAAAATTATGTAGATACTTTATCAGGGCATGAATATGAAGAATTAAAAAAACTATCTCTATCTTCTGCTAATATATATGTTCGCTTAAGTGGTAATAATCATACATCTGGTAAAGGACCAACTGCATTTTCTATAGTTAATACTTTAAGTACGCATATCTCAAGCTTTAATGTTGGTAGCTCTGGTCAAGATATATTTTATTTTAAAACTGATAAGCAAAAACAGCCTTATAGACCTATAAACATATCTTTATTTAAAGATAGAAATAATATATTTTCAGATACGACTTCAGGATTTAAAAATAACAACTATTCCAATAATTTTACTATTACGTTATCTTCTTTAGTGGGTACAGTTTCATCACAAACTATTAGTAGTATAGCAATAACTTCTAATGGCATTCCTGGAGAGGGTGATAGTGTTGAAACGTTTCAAATTTCCCCTGTGCAGTTTAAAGGATTAGGAATTCCATTTATTTTATCTCCTAAAAATACAGGATACTATACAATGAAGTCGTTATCGAGTAATACGACACCAACGTTTGAATTATTATCTGGGACTGCACCAGAAATTATACCAGGTGTTAGTGGTGTTGTAGTTGCAACGTCACATTATGATATACAAAGCTTAAGCGGTGCTCCTTTATCTGCTTTTGATACGAGATTCTGGTATAGAGGTTTGTTAACTTTTAATGATAAAACTCTTGCAACTCTTTCTGGTCGACCTTCATTTTTAACTTTAAGTGCAAAATGCGTTTATGAAGATACAGCTACATCAATAAAAAATACTGTTACAGGTGCTACATCATTTACCTGTTACCCTAAAGATTTTTATGAAGCATATCTTCAAAATGAAGATTTTGATTTCGAAGAGACAATTAAAGATTTAAGATTTCAAGAAGTATTACTAGACAAAAATATTCTTTTTACAGATTTTCTAGGTACGATTTTTGGTAATGTAAGTAGTAATTACACTGTTTTAGGTAAAAAGCTTTGGTCAAAAATACAAAACTTTACTTCTAATAATGCTGATTTAGATTTTTGCGATATTAATTCTCTTATTAATTTAACAAACTTAGCAGATGATGATGGTTTAGTATTTGATAGAGCTTTAGCGCAACAACCAGAGCTTGTTGATAGATTAATGAGTATGTTGAGTGTAAACTATAATAAATTTAGAGGTACTCAAAATAAATTTAACGAAAACTATAACCCTAGAGGCGAGACGACAAAAGTAACGTTTGGTAAAAATTTAAGCTCAATAATTGATACATCTACATATCAAATAACAGCTGGTACGGATATTGTAGCTTACGAAAAATTTAGTGAAACTTATACAAGACTAAATACATTTCAACCGCTCTGCGCATTAAGCGGTAGTCAATATTCTAAAGCCGGTGCATCAACTACATATATGCTTAGTGATTTTACTACATTACATGATAGAACAAGCAGCGGGCCTAATTGGGGATGGCCTCTTGTTTTGCCTTCTTCTTTTGATACTATAGCTGAAGTAGATAAATTTTATTTGTTTTATAATCTATCTGGTGGTTTTGATAATACTATTGAAGGGGGATTAGTTGATTATAAAAACGGTTTAACAACATTAGAATATAATACACCGTTAAGTACGTTGGAAGGAGACAATAATATATTTGATGTTATGATTCGAAATTCTTTATTTAGTAGTCTATCTCTGTTTTAGAGATAAATATGTTTAATGGATACTATTGTTACAGGCTACCCTGAAGTAGATTTATCTATAACTAATCCTAATGTCAAGCGAGATGACGCATTAGATAAATTTACACCATATTCTTTCGTTCAATTTATTGAAACGGTAACAGAGCAATACGACCCTGAAACATTAACAACATTTTATAAAACTTATCTGAATCGCTGGAATTCTAAAACTAGCTTACAAGGTAAAACTAACAAAGAAGTAATTATTGATCGATATCGAGATTTCTTAAAAGACATTACTTTAAATTTTTCAACTAATGCTGAGCGTACATTTCTTACTCAGCTTGATTTTACTGATGCACAAGACTTAGAAATAGCAATGTCTTTCTATAGTAAAAAAATACGAAGTATTATATCATACTATAAAGATAAAAGACAAAAATTATTTTATGCTACTACAAAAGCCAAAGTAAAAGGTAGCTCTTTAGGGGTAGAGCAAGCAGCTATTGATCTTATTTTAGAATTTTTAGAAAACCGTAGTACAGCTGCTAAAGACTATGATATAGAAAAAATTAAACGAGAGTTATCAATATCTACAACAGAATATTTTGATAATTTTTCACAATATTTTAACAGAGAGCCAGATGCGTCTTCATATGGTAGATCTTTTAAAAGTTATGATCCAACACAAGCACCACTAGATAATATCTTTTTAGCAGAAGATAGTGAACTTATACAAGAAGTTTTTGCTAATGTTGCTAGTGATTTAATTGAGCTAAAGGAAGTTCGCAACACTTTAAATTTTAACGTTGAGTCTGATTCTTTATTCAATAATAAAAGAAAACTAACCCAAAAATATATGGGTGCTGATTTTTATTATCTTGCAACTGATGAAGATGGTAATCCTGAACTTGACGAGAACAACAATCTTAAATTATTGTTTAAAGCTGAAAAACCTTATGCAAACTTCTTAAACCAAGAGTTTCCGTCAACAGCATCAGTTTTCTCTAATGATATAGTTAGTGAACGTGACTTAGGGTTTTTTAGACCACAAAATTCAGCAATAGTAGTTATAGAAGGTAAACGATTACAGTTTTTTACAAGAACAAAATATCCTCCTAATCAATTATATATTTTTCCAGATCCTAATCTTTTTACAAATACAGAAAATGTTTTAACGTTTATAATTGATACTTCACGTTCAGTAAATAATGCGAGTAAGGGCATTGCAGTAAATCAACCTAATACAGATAGAGATAGTACAGCGTTTATTGGGTATAATTCTGAAATGGGTAAAGATAGAAATGTTAATACAGATTTATCATATCTATTTGACGAAGGGTATATATACGATAGTAAAAAAGACCTTTTTGGAAATATATTTGGATTAGTAAAAGATGAAAATTATTATCGAAATAATGTTGTCTTGGAAACACCTAAAAAAATAAAAAGCTTGCTAATGAACGGCTATCAATTTTTTGATAGTTTATATGGTGAGGGTTATAATTTTTCTTATAAAAAAACAGATAGTTCGACATTTTCAGAAACTATTAGATCCGGTCTATCTACATTTACAAATGGGTTTACTGGAAGAGGTGATCTACCAGATACGCCCAGCACATGGACGAGTTTTCCAACTTCTGCTTATAATATCTTCTTTAGATATTTTAATCCTTATCAAGGATTAAAAGAACCTTCGAACTTTTTAGAAGTAGATTATAGAAGACCAGAAGGATTTACAATAGATGCTGATGTTAAAGAAGGTGCATATTTTAAGTTTTCAGATAGTGAAACGCTTGTTGATCCTACTAGTGCTACTGATATAGGTACATCTAATATTTCAGATTTAAGTTCTTATGCGAGTAGTACTGCTCAATTTTATTTCTCTGAGTTGACTGAAGGTGGTATTGGTGAGTTTAATTCTACACCTCCATATCCAACATCTTTTCCTAATAAGACTATTTTTACAGCGTTGTGTGATCCAACAGATAATTTTACGAAGAGCTTATCTGGTAATTTTAGCTTTAATGTTCGTTTATCTGGAACAAACGGAGTGAAAGATTATGATGGTGGCTTCTTTACTGATAATATCATATTTAATTATACGCAAGATAGAGAACAATTTGAATTTAATTCAAGTGTCTTTGAAAAAACTTCTATATCTAATGTTACTTCAGCTCGAGAAGCGTTTTTTGATAAGCAAGATCATCTAGGTAAAATATATGTTAAAAATATAAATAAAGCTCCAGCTGCGCCTGCTGTTAGAGAATTAACACAATCCTTACCGTATCTATCTACAAAATATAATAAATCAATCTGCAATGAGCTTTCAACAGCAGTTGTTGATTTTGATATCTTTTACAGTACTCTTTTTATTGAAACAAGCAGTCACGTTATAATTGAGAGAACTAATTACGATAACGATAAATTTAAAACTCCAAATACATTTACTAACTCTTTAACTATCAATACTAACTTTTTTGATAAAGCAAGTAATCGATTAAAAGTAGGCGATGATGTTTTCTATTGTAGAATGAAAAGAGAGCAAGTTGGTTATAAAGGAGATAGATTTTATCCAGAAATTTACCGATATAGTTATACAAAGGACGAAAGTGAGCAAATATACCCTACGACCGGTAACCCTGCTATTTCTTCTGCGGCATATTTTGCTTTAACAGCTGAAGACTCAGTATATATAGAATGTAGTAAGCCAATACTAACTTATAGTAGTGATAACGAGCAGTTTAACCTCGCTGTTATTTTAAAAGATCAAAATAAAGGGCCAGTTTTATTTAACTATCTCTTTCAATATAAAAACGATATTGAAATTTGTAATACAGAAGCATATATTTGTAATAATAGTAGATTTACTTTTAATTTTACTCAATCAGCAAAAAATATACGTAACTTAGATAATATTAATTTTGTATTATCTTCTACGGTACCTGCTTTAACAACAACATTTGTAGAGCCATCACCTCTATCTGCAGCAGCTTTAATACTATGAACACATTTACATTTTCTATATCTACAACCTCAGCAGAAATTAGTAAAGTTTATGAAACTACCAATCTCTTTGATATAACTAATTTTAAATTAAATTTAGTAGATGTATTTACTGATACATTTCCTAATTATGTTGCAATTGATTGGGGCGACGGAACTGAAGTATTAGAACCTGATGTTACTATTTTTCGTGATTATACAAAAGATTCTATTTTCCCAGAAATTAATAAAGGAGTTGCGCCGAAATATTTAACTGATACATATAGTCATATATACGAACCATCAAACTTTGCATTAAATAAATCTGTTATTTTAAAAGTCAATATAGGCTATGTAACAGGTGAAACTACTCAATTGAGTGCTCCAATAAATATTCGTACTAATGGCTACTACCAGTCTATAGAAGATATAGATTTAATTGGATTAGATCTCCTTAATAAAGCTGATAACCCATCTAGATTTACTTTTCTTACTAAAAAGGATGATTATATAGTACAAATGGATAATGATCAATTTAAAGAAGACCCTTCTAAAGGTGGTGCAGGTGGAGTTGGGCAATACTAGTATATAGCATAAATATTGTTAATGGGATCTTTAGTAAAATCTAGTCTAAGTGCACTTAGCTCTGCAGAGGCTAGCTTTTGTCCAATGAATATTGAATTAGATCAATTTCCTAGGACATTTAATGGCGGTTTTAAGATAAATTTCATACAGGCTCTTTCAGGTGCGCAAAGCTTTAAGAATTTAAACTATACAAATTTTTATCTTACAGATAATGTACTGTTAGATAGTGTTACTACTTATAATGCGCCAAAAATAAAACCCGATAAATATACAACAACGTTAAATTTTGGATTTAGTGCTTCTGCTTTTTGCAAATTTAAACAAGCTTCTTTAAGTACGTTTAAAATAGAAAATAAAATTTTTGAAGCTGAAAACTACGGTACAGCATCAATTGATTCAGTTAGTGGTGATATTTTTGAAATAGAATTGATTGATGATTTTAATTGTAGGGTTGCAACTCGTGTTAATAATATAAGATATTTTCTCGTTGTTGAAGATGATAACGAAGCAGGATTTAAAGATACTCGAGATGTTTTATTTGTTTCAGAAAGTCAATTACCTCTTTCAGGATTTAATTTAAATTACAACTTATGTAAATATACTTCAATAAGTTATCTTAATTTATATTCAACAAAGCAGAAGGGCAGTACGCGTATAGTTTATGCTTTAACTAGTAACGGTAATAAAGTTGTTGCTACAAAACTTGACCCATCAAAAAATTATAATGAGTTTGTAGTTACAAATTTTAGTATAAGGCTTGATCAAGAATTAAACTTAACCATACCATCGCCTTACAATACATCTTATATAACATATAACGAAAGTGGTAAAATAAGAGATACAAAAAGTGATTTTAATTTACCATCAAATTATTTGCTGTTTAGTTCAAGTGATAATGATAAGCAAGTTTTTGATTTTCTTACTTTAAAGAATATAGTTAATACACAAGATTCTTTTACATCATCAAATAATTTATTATCTACTTCTGAAACACCTATATTCGCGCAAAATTTAAGAACATATACGAGTATCTTTACTGATATTGATAGTGAAAAAAATGAAACTTTAGCATTAAATTATGTTTATAATAATTATGACTTAGTTATTAAACCTGGAACAACACATTTTACTACGCCTTCGTCTCTTCAACCTTTTGATAAAATTAATATTAATGATACTAAATTTGCAGATTGTGGATCATTTTCATTTATTGCACCAGATTTATCTGACCGTGTATATAATTTAGATGATGATACCGTACAAAGTGAAGATGTAACTTATCTTTGCACTTGGTTATCGGGCGGTATAGGTACTCGTGGAACGTGGGTTGATAGATATTATTATCCTGATTTAGTTTCTAAAGAAACAGCCTTAGGTGGAGTTGCTTCATTTAATATAACATATGATCAAGCAGTTGAAAACTTAATAATGACTAATTCTAGTCTTAAGAGTTCTGTTACACAAAAATATTATTTTGATAAAAGAAGTGATCTTGTTTTTGAGCCATCAAAAAGATACAAGTATGTTAGAATTGCAAAAGAAAATTTTGCTATGAAGACACCTACTAATTTTTGTGATATATCAATTATAGATGAAAAAATTAATAATTATTTTTCTTCAATAAATGAAAACGGTGGTTTTGGTTTAGGGTTTACGATACAAAATGATACAGATGATTTTTATTTAGAATCAGAATTTAATTCAATACACGGTGGTATATATTTTGAAAAGAGTGGTAAAAATTGTAAGTTAATTTATAGACTATTTGATAATAGTACTGAAGGTATAAGCTTATCAGCAAGAATAGATCAAACTACATATGAATATGCTTTTGAAATAGATTTATTCGAACAAAATAATATCTTTATATCTTTTGATGCTGTTTTAGGTGAATTTAGATTATATTTAAATTCGAATGAATTATATACATTTGAAATTAATGCTTTTCAAATGTTTACAAAGCGATTGCTTTTTGGAGATATTTTTATCTATTATAATGATAATAATAATGTGCAGCAGAATATTGAAATATTGCGTAATGCAGCTAGTGATCCAGAAGATAGAATTGCAATAGATAATTTATATCTTTCTTTAGAACCATTAAATGAAAATGAAAGATTAGCATTTTTGTTTAGTACAAATATTAATAATATACAAGATATAACTTTATCACTACCATGTGGTCAGAGAAATTTAACAGATAATATTCAATTAGTTAATTCTATTAATACTAATCTTAAACATAAGAGTAATGAAGTGGATATTAATATTAAAAATTTAAATATATCAGATAAAGATATTCGGGAAGAAGTAAAAAATATAGTTATAACTAATATTAAAAACTCTATACCGGAAACAGCTAATATTAATGAGATTAAATTTATAGATTATAAAAAATGATTGAATATTTTAAATATACAGCAGCTGGATCGTTTACATTAAGTGGAGCTTCGTATTCTGGTTTTGTAAACGTTAGAGATGGCGTAGCATATACCGGTAAAACTTTTACTCAAAATTCTAGTATTTTACAATCTTTAAATACGTTTTTTGCAAATAGTGTTTTAAATAAATTAGAATTTGATAGAACAACGACACCAACAAATGAAAGAGATATATTAACTAAACCGGTTGTATCGCCTAGAAGCGTAATAGATCAATCTTTCGTTGATACAAACTTAGGTATTTTAAATAAAAATAATTTAAATTTATATGCATTAAATATTACTTCGCGTAATGATTTATTAAACTTTAAAAATTCAGCAAAAAATGGTGATGCATACTTTTTAGGATTATCTAGTGGTAAAAATGATATACGAAACAACGATACGAAGCAAGCAAAAGATAATTTGTTTCCTATTCAAATTGACCCATTTAGTTTTATTGATAAGGTACCTGGTGTAAGTGTATTAGATGATACAATTGATAGTACTTTGTTTGTATACAACGATGAGACATATTTTTATTTTACTACTACACCTACAACGTCACATACTTTCTCAGGCAGCTTTACCAAAAATAGTAGTTTAGTACCAATAACACCTGATGAAGATACAGGTGAAACATTATTTAAAGGTGGTACGAGATTTACATATGATAACTCAACAGATATTTTATATAGTTTATCAGCTGGTACAAATGAAATTGATCTGAATCTTTATGATAACAGTTTTATTAATCCGTGTGGTAAATTAAAACTTGTTGATAAAATAACATTAGAAGAAAATATTATAGATGAAACTGTTAAGATAGGAAAAAATTTACTAGGTTATCGATATAATGAAGTAGATAGTGAAGAGGGTATCGATACTACGTTTATTTCTATAAGAAATAAATATTCTAATAAATTAATTAAAACAATAACGACAATAGAGGATGAAGATATAATTGCTTTCGATATTAGGGACTCAGATGATTCAATATTAGTTATAACTGAGCCTGGACAAGCTCCTCCGGATATAATTGAGCAAAGTACAAGCAGTGAAGGTATATTTTATTTATATCAATTAGATGCAGAAAGAATAGTTGATTTAGGCCCTGAATTAAATCCGAAAATTATTTATAGACATAGACCTTCATATGATTTTACATCAGTAAATGAAGATGATATTGATATCTTCTTTTCACAAAATGATTCAAATATTTTTATTATTAACGATAGGGGATTTATAACAACAAGATTTATTTCTAATCCAGCAGAAGTTTCAGGATTTGCAGATCCGAATAATTTGCAATATCTATCTGATATGTATTTTGATAATACAAGTGAGCGTTTTAATCTAATCGAAAAGAAATTTAATTCTAATATACTTAGATCAAACTATTTTAATTATATAAACTATATAGTAGCAAAAAATGATACAGATTTATTCTTTTTATTACATAATATAGGTCGTATATATTTGTTTAAAGAAAGTAGTTTATTATATCAAAATTTTGTACCTTTAGATCTTAAAAATTTATATGAAAAAATTATAAGTTGTGAATCAAGCTTAGGAAGTTCTTTGAATAGTGAGATACAAAATATTGTTAAAGATACTGTAAATATATTTTTGAGCCTTAGTCTTATACCAGCTCCGGCATTAATAGATAATATACCTATACTAAGAAATTATATAACATATAAAGGGTTAGATATTAATTTTAGAGATATAGAGTTTCATGAAAATGAAGCAGTAGACTATAATGTTATTTCTCGTGTAATAAATGAACTTTTTGAACTTCAGCAACAAGTTTTAAATAGTATAGTAGATAAATCTGTAGTATTAGAAGAAGAACCAGAAGATGACTTTGCTGGTGAAATTGTTATAGGTGAGGTTGATTTTAGTGAGTTAAATCCTGCTAGTACAGGGTCAAGTAATACGACACCTCCCCCGCCGCCTCCACAGAGTCCGCAGAACTTCCGACCTAGTAGTGGTTCTACTGGTTACTAGGATAAATATAAATAATGCCTGAGAGTCTTACACAGCAACGTATATCAGATCAATATACATCATTACTACATGTAAGTGGTGGTGATATTAGTTCTTCGGATCAGCGTAGTATAGGTGGTGAAGCAAAAATTGCAAAAGTGTATGATGGTGCGGGTAACGTTACTGGTATATCTTTAAGTTCAGTAGATGATAGATTTGTAATTAATAATTATGCTGAACCAGTTGGTTTCTCATATCAAACAGAATGGTTAGATGCTTTTTTTCCTATAAACGTCATAATAATGACAACAAATTTTGAGAATCCAGAAAAGAGAATAAAGGGAACGAAATGGATTTTACAATCTGAAGGGTTATTTGCAGTAGGCGCAGGAACTCATACAGATAAAAATGAAGATACATTTACGTTTACACCTGGAGGCATAAAACAAAAAGATCCAGAAAATTTAAAAAATGGGGATTTAGCAGGAGAATATAGAGCTGGTATAAAGTTAGAAGATTTACCTAACCATACACATAGTACAGATACTAGAACAGAAATAGTACCTGAAGGAAAAGAAGGTGAAGGTACTAATGTAGGTTTTATATTTTATTTTGGTGATAGTATTAACCCGCAACAATTAATAGGTGATGATGCGCGTTATTTAGATAGTGATGCAATTGTTGCATTTCAAAATAATACTAGATATAAAGATATACTTAATTATCGTGATCATATAATTAGGGAAAATCACAATGCTGGAAAAGTATATACAGATGCTGATTTTGATCCAAAATACGGAAGTCAAAGCTTGAGAGGGTGGGCTCAACCATCAGCAGGCGGTCCTGGGTGGGGCGGAATACTTAATGTTTCTGGGAAGTTTATTGGTAATAGTCCAAGGCCGGTGGGTGTTAGATGGGTGTTTCAAGATACAGAATATTTTATTACTCAAGCTATATTTGACCCACGTACACAAAGTAGAGTACACCCAGGTCGTTTTTCTGATGCAGATCTAATTAAAGCTCGAGATTTTATTATAGGTGTTCTTGGTGTTGAAGAAGCTCAAAAAGCTTTAAGTTCGGTAAATAGATTAATAGAATTAAATGCATTGCCAGAGCAAGCTGAATTTGGTGAAAATTTATACTATGGATTAGTTCCGGGTTCAAGGATTGTACAATCAACAACAACAGGTCAATATATAGGTCATAATAATATACCACC